TATCTTCTTCTCGTGTTGTCATGTATTTTAATTCAACTTTACCTGATGATAGTGCTGAATCTTTGGGGTATACTTTACCTTTTGACGGTAAATCAATAACTTCCGTTGGGAACTTATACTCTGGCATTATAACTCCTTAATGTAATTAATAACTATTAGAATTCAAGTATAGCGTAATCATACCTTAATGTTAGTGTAATTTCAACTGGATCGGATGAACTAAAATCTAAATCACCAAACGCAGCATCTTGAATAAAACTACCATATAATGTCCATTTTTCAACAATGTCACCAACCGGTCCTAATACTTGAAATGTAATATTTTTCTTATAAAAATCTTGATATCCATCACGACCAGTAGCACTTTCATGATGCAATCTAACCCATTCAATTACAGCTGAAGCAGCGGAAGGTACAATCGGGTCATACAGAGTAATCTGTAGTGTTTGCCATCTACCCTTTCCTTTGACATACTTGGTAACATTCATATGTTCTAAAGTTACTTCGTCAAAAGTAATCTGTGGTCTTTGTGATGTTTTAATTGTAAAAGCTGGGATACCTGCTATTTCCATGATAAACCGATTTTTTAACTTCGGTTCATATGGTGTGTAAAATATCTTATTCGCTTCTAATAATTCAGCCATGTTTTATCTCCTATGATAATAAATATCAATTTCCTAAAAATTATTCAGGAAAAGCAGCTCCTGTTGGTTGTACCACGAAGTCCAATACGATAAACTCAGCAGTTCTTGCTGGTTGTATAAATATTTGTCCTACCAACATATTCCTATCGATTGTTTCTGGTGTGTTATTTGAATCATCCATTATGACTCTGAAAGCATTTAATCCTTGATTTGCCTGAACTTGTTCCATATATGGATTAACAGTATTCAAGAATTGATTTCTCAAATCGCTTGTATTTTGTTCAAATACAAGTCCTTTTGAAGAGTTAGCAACAAATTTCTTCAAGTTAATTAAAAGTCGTCTTACATTTACTCGGTCAAGGGCAGAAGCTTTCTTCTGTGTTGTTTTCTGTCCAAAGACAGTAACACCTTGTCCTGGAAATGTAGCAATCGGATTACTATTTGAATCATACAAATCATCACGATTTGATTGAGTTAATTTTCTATATGCCTGTACCGCACTATCAATTCCACCACGATTCAATCCAGCAGGAGCAAACCAAGGTTGTCCGATGGTATCGTTAAAATGATAAACACCAGCCATCACGGTTGATGGTGGCACCCATCTCATAGCTCCAGCAGTAGCATCTTGTATCTGTACCCAAGGATAATAAGTAGCGGCATAACTTGAATTACGAGCTGATGTATATGTCTTAACATTAGCCACAGTAGATGTTTTTACACTATTATCATAGACTAAGAAACAATCACCTCTATCTTCACAAACTTCTATTGCCTGTCCTATGATAGAATTATGATTAGCATCTAATGCTTGGTCTATTACACCAGGCAAATAAAGTAAGTTAAAATCATACTCGTCTTTGTTACTTAATATACTTAGAGCAGTTCCATATCCACCAGCAGCCGAAACTGATGTAGTAGTAGGTCTTACAGCAGCATCTGACATATCAATACCTTGTGAACTATCAGCTGCTATATTATCATAAAAAGCAAATGGATGTTTTTGATTTTGATCCCCATTTGAACCTGCAGTTTGTCCAGAATCGGAGCCACATAAGATCCCACCTTCAATATCACTACCAGCTCCAAAAGCACCACCATAACTTCCACTTCCAACAGTTGGAAAGAAAGAAGCTGAACTAGCATAAGCAGCTGTTACATCGCCATTCTCGTCCAAATAATTTGGTGTTTTTCTTGCATCAGGAAGACTACTTACTCTAATATATTTTGACTGATTGGGAAAGTCGCCAACTGGTTGTGTATAAGCTACACCAGCTTCAACAGCAAGTGAAGTTGTTTGATTACCTATTCTTTTTAAAATATAGTTAGGTTCGCCCGGATCTAAGGATAAATTTTCATGAGTTTCAATTACTCTTTTCTTTTTAGTCGTATCATTACCTTGTCTAATCAAAAGTGTAAAAGTACCTTTTTTAAGATTTAACTGTGATACTTCCCATCTAAAATTACCACCTCTACCACCATAACTTCCAGAAAGTAGATGGTCATTAGTAGCAGAAGTAGCTCTTACAGGTAAAATATTATCAGTTCCAAAATTTGAACCAGTTCCAACAAAATTATTAAATTCTGGTCCAGCACCTAAAGCCTCTAATGTAAAGAATGTAGTGTCTGTTCCAGCTACACCTGTTACACCGGCAGTTGTCGTATTTATAGCAATTACTTCCCCACCATCACCGGTTTCTGTAATAGCTATATCCTTATCAGTTGTTATTGCCTCATCGGCAGTTACGACAATTACTCCAGCACCATCATGAACTGCAGTTATATGATCCATATCACCAGTAGTAGCTCCAGAAGCGTGGTCAGTATTTAAGATACCAGTAACTATAGCACCTAAAGCCGCAGCAGCATTAGCAGCTGTCATACCATCAAAGTTAGTATTTTTAATTAATGCCTCATGATCGGCTTGAAAGTTATCTTCTGAATCTCCAGCAGCATCTTCAAAAGTTATGGTCATCTTTTGACCACCACCGACTGTTATTCCTATAGTAGAGCCATCAGCAGGTTGTCCAGTTAATGTAATAGTTTGGGTTGCAGTTACAGCAGTAGTTCCACCTGTTATAGCACCACCAATGAATGCGGTAGCTTTAGCAACATCTCCTTGTGGACTAGCAACTCTTACAATAGTACAAGGACCACCTTGTCTTAAATATTCTTTAGCAGTATGTGATGTTAAAAACTGGTATTTATCACTACCACTTTCGATTAACTCACCAAAAGTATTTACATATTCACTATAGGAACTTACAACCGTGGGTTCTAAAACAGGACCTTTTACTGTTGGACCAACAATGGCCGCTCCTATGGGACCTGCAGTTGCGGGTAAAAATGATTGGTCTATTTCATTTGTAAATACACCGGGTGATACAATTTTTTCAGCCATTTATAGTCTCCGAAATTAGATAAAATTTAATTATTCATATATAAATATTACCTATTTTTTGAAAAAGAACTTTGTTTTATTGATTTGGTGTAAAAACACCAGAAGTTGGATCTAAAGTTCCTGCGCCATACTTTTCATTTATAGTTTTAATAAGATCCACTTCTTCATCTTTTAAACTTTTCAACTCTTCTTCTAATCTATACCGTTCATCATCAGACTGTTCCAATTGTTGTTCTAAATTAAGTCTAACGATATGTAATTGACCAAAATTAGCAGTTAATTGATTTGTCTTTTGTTGAAGGTTTTGAATTGATTCTAACTCTTCTTTTGTGAATTTAATCTCTTTTGCCATTTAATAACCTCTATATTAATTTATTAACATTTTATATACATATATAATTATAAAAGTTTTTCCGTAAACATTATCTTTTTCGGTTTATATGCTCTTTGCATTTCAGCAGTTTTACCAAATACATTATCAGTAAACTCTGGTATCATATATCCTTTTATTTCAAGTGTTAACTCATTTCGAACCATTCTCTCACCCTGCGATTCCATCTCTACTTCATTTGATATATCACCAGAAAGAGATGATAAAAATCTATAACTTGTTGAATCGCCAAAATATGTTTCCAAATGTTCTACCCAAAGATTATTTAAATCGTTCATTTGTTCTATGAAAGATGTCATCATAACAATCGTATAATTACAAACAACAAAATCTGGCATACCAGTCTTTATATACTCTTGAACTGGTTTTTGTCCAGTTAAAACAGAAAATCTATCGTATCTATTATTTTTACTCCAACCACTCTCAGAACGAATAACAGATATATATTTTCCTTTAACATCATTATCAAATGAAAATGGTAAGTCAGGATTCATAGCCAATGAAGTTCTTTTTATTACCATCATTGGTAAAATAATAACACCATTTTTATCTCTCAACACCCCCCTATCTTTAACAGATTTCCATCTTTCTTCATTACCATAAAGAACTGGAACAGAAATTACTTCATTTTGTTCCTTCACTTTTGGTTTCATTACATTTCTAATATGTTTTATAACTGCTGTATCAATTTCCTTAATTCCAATAGAAAATCCCTTACCAGCATTTTGACCACCAGGTTTCTTAATGACAACTTTAGAATTCCCCTTATCACTTCTGATACTCGTTTGTGTTTCACGATTTACTAATGATTCATTTGGAGCATTTGTATTTGTTATGGGTTTAATTGCCACGGCGTAGTTTCCTTAACTTGTCTAATTTATTCTCACTATTATTCTCATAGGTTTCTGATTTCAATCCTTTTGTTGAAGCCTTATCAATTGCAATTTGTTTCTCAATAGGAACATCTACAACACCTAAAGTTATTTCTTCCTTCTCTCCATAAATATTACCTTGTTTTAATAAATCTATTATTTCATCAAACCTATCAACCTTTGGTTCTCCGTAGAAATTTTCACTTTCACTATCATAATTTTCCTCAAAAGCAACATCTTTTTGTACCTTCACCATCGAAGACCTTTTTGGTTTCATTACAATTGTTTTATCTAATAACTGAACAGCCATTATCTTGGTCTTTCCTCAATATTAATTGATGATAATCTACTTCTATGTGCAGTTGCCTTAATAGCATGATTAAAACTTGGATGCCCACCAATAAGTTGTGGCTCTGTTACACCATTTATTTCCCAATAAAAATCATTCCAATCACATACATCACCAGCTTCAGGAAAGAAATTCAAACTACCACTTGCTAAATTATTTCTCTGAAACATTAAATCTATTGTAGAGTTTGTATCTACTCCAGCTTCTTGAAATTGTTCTACTTCAGGAGGATTAAATCTTATTAAACAATTAACTCTAAACCCAACATTAAAATATTTAGTCGTACTTTCACCATATATGTTTGAATTTGTATGTTCAGGTGCTACCTTATATATATCAACCGATTGGCCGACTATCTCATCAATGAGTTCTTCATTCATATGGTCAACTAAATTAATTTCTTTTTGAGAAATAAAAAATGGTCTAGTAGCAGACATCTATTTATCCTATGTATATTTGTAAAGGAGCTTTTGCTAATACTTCTTGTTGGGCATTTGCCTCTTCGGCTTCATTTCTTAATTTTTCC